ATGCAGCGCCTAATCCAAGGAAAACCCGGCTTGATAGTTGACAAGTCCTGCAAGCTACTGCGGAAATCCTTGGCTGGCGGCTACCACTTCAAGCGGATCTCAGTTGGCGCTGGTCAAGAACGCTTCCGAGACGCTCCAAACAAGAACGAACACTCCCACGTTGGCGATGCTTTTGGCTACCTGCTGCTGGGAGGGGGCGAACACCGCAGAATGACCAAGAATCCTATGGGTTCCAACGGTCAATTTATCCAGCAAAGCGTAGCCAATACCGACTTCGACATCTTTGCCTAAGATTTTGCTATCGCCAAGATAGCATGACGCTTGCATAGTCGGGTAAAAAGCATACAATTCCCTCAAAGTTTTGTTAAGGAGGATGTATGCCATTCTGGATTTCAGCCGCCATGTTGGTAGGTTCGGTATATCAGGCCGATAAAGCAAGGCAGTCTGCTAATGAAGCCCGTAAATTAGCACAACAAGAAGCTGCCACAGCCCAAAAGTCGGCTGATGCTCAACTGCTGGAGCAGCAAAAGCAAACCAGTATCGCTAAGGAACGACTCTCCGCTGAGACAGCTCGATACGCAGAGCAAAAGGGCGCAATGGAGGCCGAAGCTGCCCGTATCGCCAAAGAACTTGAGGACGAACGTCGCCGTATGGGACAGGAAGAATCCTCAAAAATGCGAGCCAGAGCGCGTGGCGGTCAACGTGCATTACTCTCTGATGAGCGACTGACACCAGAACTCGGAACACTCGGCATGGGCACGGGGATCTGACATGGCTAAGAAACCTACAGCAAGGCAGCGCGACATATCCCGCTTGGCGACACAGTACCAGCAAGATGTCTCCGACGTTGCAAAGCAAATGGAAAGAGTTACCAGTTCGCCGTCAGGCTTGGAAGACTTCCAGAAGAAATCTGCCGACTACCAAAAGCGTCTGCAAGACTATCGCGCAATGATCGAGCAGTACCAGAAAGATCCGTATGAGCGCATGACAGTCCCAAGCGCAAAGTATAACTTCCGAGCAGGTAGCTATGACTTAAATATGCCCGGTCAGGGCATGGTCAACTACAACCAGCTTCAAGATTGGAGCATTGAGAGCATCGGTCGTGAGGTCAAGACCAATAAAGGCAGAACGCCTGATATGGCTTACGACATTGTGCTAAAGCGAGATAAACCATTCCCCGGTCAGTTTACTGAGCAAGCACCAACACCACCAGAAACAACAGGCAGAGAACAAAGTTTGTCTGCTTTGCAGGAAAAGCGCGAGGCATTAGAAGAAGGATTCCAGCGAGAAGTAGCAGAACGTAAGGCATCACGGCTGGCAGCAACAGGACGCAGATCGCAATCAAGACCAATGCTATCCAAAGGAGTCACGCTTTAATGGACAAGTTCGACAAAAAAGTAAGGAAGGTGATGCGTGAATACAAGTCTGGCACATTACATTCTGGAAAAGGTGGCCCGGTGGTTAAGGATCCTAAACAGGCTCAAGCGATTGCGCTTTCGGAAGCTCGTAAGGCAACTAAACAGAAAGGTTAATCATGCCACTCACCATCACAATTGAGCAAAAAGAATACGAAGAAGAAGAAAAGCTGCCGTCGGCAAAAGACTTGGCGCTTAAACGCAAAGCAATGAAAATGCTGGCAAAAGCACACGGCAAGAAGAAGCCCGGCAAGATGGATATGCCTGAAGATGAATACGAAGACGAGGATGATTGATGGCAGTCACCGAAGTCACCCTTGAATCGCTGACAACCAAGTCCCGGTTCGTCACGCAGGTTCAGAAGAACAACGCTGGCAACTACGTCGTTGCCGGTGCTGATGCACCATCAATTATGGTGGACGTGAACCACCAGCGTAACCACGACGGCAGAGCATTCTTTGCCTACAAGATGTACCCAGTTAGCGCAAAACTAGCCGCTGGTGCCAGCATCGACATAGCAATGGCCTCGCCAGCAGGCGTAATACCTCATTTGATGGTTGAAGCTTTGTGCTTGGGTGACGCAGAACTGTACATTTACGAGGGTTCGACGACCAGTGGTGGCACACCATTTACGCCGATTAGCAGAAACAGGAATTATGCAGTCAGCAATCCAAGCCAAGTTGCGATGGTCTTTGCCCCGACAGTGACCGCAGTAGGTACGGAGCTTGACGGGCAGATTATTCCCGGCGGTGTAGGCAAGAAGGCAGGTGGCGGCGATGCAGGATCACTTGAGTACGTCTTAAAACCACTGACAACTTACTTGTTTCGACTGACAAACGTAAACGGTGTTGCTCACGCAGCACATCTAGCCTTGGAGTGGTACGAATAATGGACAAGCCAAAGAAAGAAGTTTGGGATCAGCCAAGGCCAAAAGACTTAGGCAAGCCCAAAGAGTTGAGCGAATCGCAGAAGCGTATGGCTATGCGTCGAGCGCAGAAAGCTGGTCGTCCGTACCCAAACTTAATCGACAATATGGCAGCGGCTAGAGGGAAGTGATGAGTAAATACAAAGATCCTGAAGGCGGTTTGACTGAGGCTGGCAGGCGCAAGTTTGAGGCATCGGGCGAGAGCAAGAATCTCCAGCCGGGAGTCAAGGAATCGTCTCCGTCAGGCGAGAAAGCAAGACGCAAAGGATCTTTTTTAACACGGTTTTACACCAATCCAAGTGGCCCACTGGTCGATGAAGATGGTGATCCAACAAGGTTGGCATTAGCTGCGAACGCATGGGGTGAGCCTGTGCCGAGAACCGCTGGTGCTGCAAGACGGTTGGCTGCAAAGGGCAGGAATTTACTGGATAAGTACAAGCTGGAGAGAGAAAATGGCTGATTGGATAAAAGAATATCAGAACTTTTCTTCCCAAGATTGGAAGCCAACTACTTTAGCTCCTGCTGAAGAGGCCAAGTTTCGCACTTGGATTCAAGGTACAAAGTTATTTAACTCCATAAAGGCTGATATTGCTGCGGAGAATAATCTTAAACCAGAAAAATTAGACAACAACAAAGTTATAGATATGTTGTCTCAACAGAACGACTACGATTATCGTGGGGCATGGAAGGCTGGTGTAAAAGAGGTTATTAGCAAACACGACAACAGACCTCATTGGCCTTCGTCTGCTGGAGATAAGATGCTGAAATCTCCAAAACATGAGACGGCGTGGAAAGAGTTTTTTATGCGGCAGTACAACAAAGACCCTGATGATATTGGATTATCAACCTTTGACCAAGCAAGGCAATGGTCTGCTAAGAAAGAGTCCACTAAAAATGCAATGCCGACACAACGTGGTGCTGATCGCTCAATGCTAATGAAAGAAAGGCTGAAATAATGGCTGAGATGTCCTACATGAAGGGTACACGCCGCAAGGTCTACCAAGGCAAGAAGATGCCGACGGATGAGATCTTACGCCGTGCCGAGAAAGCGCAACGAGACAAGGATCTGTTTGAGTCCTTGTACACCGATGCTTATGAGTTTGCCCTGCCACAACGCCAGCTTTACGGCTACTACGACGGCAACTCCAAGGGCGCTAAGAAGATGACGCGGGTCTTTGACTCGACAGCCATCAACTCAACTCAGCGGTTTGCCAATCGTCTTCAGTCTGGCATCTTCCCGCCACAGCGTAAGTGGTGCAGGCTAGAACCCGGCACCGATGTACCTGTTGAGCAGCGTGACCAAGCACAGGCTATCATGGATGTGTACATGGAGAAGATGTTTGCAGTCATCAAGCAGTCGAACTTCGACATTGCTATTGGTGAGTTCCTGCTGGATCTAGCAGTTGGCACAGCCTGCATGATGGTGCAGCCGGGCGATGACATCTCGCCTATCAACTTTACGCCGGTTCCCATGTTCCTCGTGTCGTATGAGGAAGGCGCGAACGGTACTGTAGACAAGATCTACCGCCGTATGCGTATGAAAGCAGAGGCCATCCAGCAGCAATGGAAAGACGCTGTATTCTCTGACTACTTGGAGCAGATGATTGACAGCAAGCCAACAGAAGACATTGATCTGCTGGAGGCCACTATCTATGACGCAGAACGTGGCGATTGGTGCTACCACGTTATCGAGGTAAAGACAAAAGAGGAAGTCGTCTACCGCCGTATGCTGTCCTCTCCTTGGGTCATTAGCCGCTACTCCAAGATTGCAGGAGAGGTCTACGGTCGTGGCCCGTTGCTAACAGCAATGCCAGACATCAAGACACTGAACAAAACCCTTGAGTTGCTACTGAAGAATGCTTCCTTGGCTGTGGCTGGTGTCTACACCGCTGCTGACGATGGTGTGTTGAATCCTCAGACAGTCAAGATTGTGCCGGGTGCGGTTATCCCAGTAGCTCGTAACGGTGGCCCACAGGGTGAATCACTCCGTGCTTTGCCTCGTGCGGGTGACTTTAATGTCAGCCAGATCGTCATTAACGACCTTCGTGCCAATATCAAGCGTACTCTGCTAGATGAGTCCCTGCCACCAGACAATATGTCGGCACGTTCTGCTACTGAGGTGGTAGAGCGTATGAAGGAACTAGCCCAAAACCTTGGCTCTGCCTTTGGTCGTCTGATTAACGAGACGATGATTCCGCTGGTTGCTCGTATCTTGCAGGTCATGGACGAGCGTGGCGTCTGATTAATGAGACGATGATCCCGCTGGTTGCTCGTATCTTGCAGGTCATGGACGAGCGTGGCTTGGTCAATATGCCACTGAAGGTCAATGGTCTGGAGATCAAAGTCTCCCCTGTGGCTCCGTTGGCAATGGCGCAGAACATGGAGGAGATCAACAACATCGTTCAGTTCATGCAGCTTACCTCTACAATGGGTCAGGAGGGAATGCTGGCAGTTAAGACAGGCGAGTTGATCGACTACATTGGCGACAAGTTGGGCATTCCATCATCTGTGAGAAATACAGCGGCAGAGCGTGGCTTCTTGATGGAGCGTCAGCAGCAGATGATGTTGCAACAGCAGGCCGCGTTGGCGATGGCAGGACAGCAGCAGGCACTGATGGAAGGACAGCCGCAAGGAGCGCCGGGTGGAATGTGATCTGCACCATCACTTCGCTGATGGGTTATACGGGAAAGAATACTTTTTGCCGAAAGGGTGGGCGGTTCCCCAGCACGTTCACTCTTATTCGCATCTGTCGATTCTGGCAAAAGGTTCAGTGATTGTCGATATCGAAGGCCAGCAGAAGTTTTACGAAGCACCTGCTTGCATTGAGATAAAGGCAGGGCTGTCGCACGTTATCATCACCCAGACCGATACGATCTGGTACTGCATACACGCGACAGAGAAGGCAGAAGAAGCACAAATACATAACAACATTGTTCCTAATAAGGAGGCTTATGGCTGGGTGGGATGATCTGGAGGCAATGCAAGAAGCAATGGCACCTCCACAATCTAGCGATATGGATAAGCTGTGTCTGAGGGTCTTTGGCACAGAGGAAGGGCAGAAGTTGCTCAAGTGGTTTCGAGAGATAACGATTGAGCAGCCATGCTGGGGGCCGGGGAGTGATCCCTCCTACGGCTATTTTTTAGAGGGGCGATGCTCTTTAGTCAAAGAGATTGAGTCCCGTATACATAGAGCGAGGAACCTTTGAGCGATAACGAAACGGCAGTCGAGCCTAGTGCGGCAGCAGCAGAGTCCACTGGCCTACTTGACAACGTAGAAGCCAGTGAAGACAAAGCTCCTGATAACCCTGAAGCGACGGCGGTAGAACACCGCTCCGCAGAATCCATCCCCGATGACGAGCCAGTAGACCGGCCTGATTGGTGGCCTGAGAACTTTTGGAATAAGGATAAGAACGAGCCAGACATGGAGGGCATGGCTAAGTCTTGGAAAGACCTTCGCAAGATGGTATCCAAGGGCGCACATAAAGCCCCACCAGAAGGCAAGTATGACATTTCAGCGTTTGGTG